ATTTTTATCTTTAATATGTTCCTATCAATATCCTCTGGTGTCTCACTAATAATTATCTGCTTAATTAAAATATACCCCAACCATTGTTCAGCTGCTTGAATTATTGCGTCTTCTATATCTTCTCTTAATATTTCTGGTTTATTTGGTTCAAACAATATGTTCCATAAATTAGAACCAAATGTAGGGTGCATCAACCTTTCACCTTTTCTCGTCAATAATAAATTAACAAGATTTGCTTTTGCTTGTTTTATTTGAGAAAAATTTCGTTTGAAATGACCTTGAGCATCTGGTACAAACGGTAAATCAATACCTACGGCAGTAGACTCATCAAACTTAGCTGCTACTGGACCAGGTGTTGCTGGTGGTATGTTTTCGGGTTCAACAAATAAATCGGGTTCGGGTTGATATTGTGCTTCAGCCATTATGGTCTAAACCCCCCTTCACCTTTCTTCTTCTCATCAATTTTTTTCATTAGTCCACTATAGTCTTTAGTTAGAGCCTTTGATACCGCATCTGGTAAGTCATCCATACTAACCCCAACTGACTCTGCCGTTTGTTGTGCTACTTGTTGTCTGCGACCTTCTGGTGTAAAATCACCATATCCCATCATTGATGCTAAGTTAGAACGATTCATTCCTTGAGCATCTTGTGATGTAAAAGAAAGTTCTTGTTCTGTAGTTTCAGTTGGGTTTCCAATTGTTTGGGCAGTTTCATTCAAAATGTCATTTAACATAGGATTATCTTTTACAAACTGTTGTTTTTTTCTTGCAGGTTGTACATTTTTCATTCCTTGTTTCATGGTTTTTTCATGATTTACTTTTGGTTTCATAGCTTCTTGAATTGCTTTAGGAACACCCTTTTGTATTTCTTCTCGTACAATTTTACGAATTAGTGTTTCCAATACCTTTACTTGTTTTCCCATATTAACCTCCTATGGTATTAATTTTCCCTTACCGATTTCTATTCCCCATTTACCTTTGTTTGTTCCAGGTATAGGTGGAAATGGTGCCACTATTGTTGCTGGTGACGGAACGGGTGGTGGCCCTAAAACCGTACCTACTCCCGATTGACCTGGCATACTCAGCATTAAAGGGGCAAAGTGATTTCCTTCTATTTCTATACTATTAAATAGTTTCAACACAGCAGATGCTACTCTTTTTGCCATCTTTAATTGAGCAACTTCTATTGGTGTACCTGCTTTTGTCTCTGATTGTTCTTTCATCATATCTTTGTAATCTTCAATAAAATTCTTTAATGGGTCATCTGTTAATTCTGGATTACTTATTTTTCCTACTGCAATACTAAATCCAGTAAGAGGTATTAACCCAAGTGGACTAACAGTGCTTCCATTAAAGTATCCTGCGACAGGAGCAGATGGCCCGAATAACGCTTTATTATGGTCATTGACTCCAATAACAATTGTAGTTTTAAAATAATTTTTTAATGCTTTTGCAAATTCTGTTGCTTGTAATTCTCTTGCTTGTTCTATTGTAAACCCTGGTCTTTTTGATTTTGTATATGTTACTACAAATGCAATACCAAGTAAAACCTCAATAGCAGGTCTTATAAACAGTGGTTTACCTATATGTTTTCCTCTTTCCGTTCCTTTTATCACATTCTGTGGTGCCGTTGTTACTCCAGGTGGAACTGATGGCATACCTGGTGGTAATTTTAAATTAGGTAATTCTGAATCTCCTATGGATAGATGTGCTTGTGCAAATTTATGTATTACTTTTGCAAGACACACTCCTTTTAAAAAACATGCTACTTCTACTGCAATACGAGATGGTAATTTTGATTGTTGTTTGTAACATTTTAAAAACCCATCAATCATACCTTGTTTTAATGCTTCGTTTGTAACTCCAATACCCACAGAATTAATTCCTGCTAAAGACTTTGATAGTTGGTCAAATCCACCCACACTCGGTAACTTTCCATCTTTTACTAATCCTTCAATATCATTATATCCATTTAGAACTTCTTCAGCAGTTTCAAGTGGTGTTTTTCTTGCAGTACCTCGTATACCACCATCAGTTTTTACTATAATCCAATTTGAAAAATTCCCTTCTGTTTCGTTATCTACACTTTCTATCTGTATTTCTAATCCGCCACTTTCATAACTTGAAACCTTTCCAAGAAAAAAATCATCTTGACTACCACTAACCTCAACTCTTACACTTTGACTAACTACTAAAGAACTACTAAATGGTTCTGTTAAAGTAAAGTCAACAATAGTTGGATGTTCTATTGGTATATCGGTTGTTGTAAATGAAGACCCACTAATAAGTGACATAAAATCTTCTCCTAATCAAGTGTATGATTTTTAGACAATATAGTTTTTAATTGTGTTTTTAATTGTTTATGTAATATTTCACCAGGATTTCCTGCTTGGTTTGGATGAGGGCCACCACCACCAACAAAAATATATTTTGGAATTGCATCTATTAACTTTGTTAATACATTTACAAGTTTATCTCCCTTTACCATAGGTTCTTTTGATGAACTTTCTCCAAGTGTACTTTTTGTTGCAACAAAGTCTGCTTTTGGTGTAGTCATTTTATATGATGTACCCATTTCTTCATCTTTATTATCAGACACAGTGCTCCAATTATTTGATACATCTATACTCATATTACCAGTAGTTATGAATCCAATACCTTCTTTTGCAAATCCAAGTAATTTATTATTTTTAGCATTTAAAAGTATAGTACCACTATTTGCTTGAATCGTAGAGTTCTGTGTATCTCCTACCAAATCAAAGTTTAATGTCTTTAAAATAGCATCTTCATTGTCTAACTCCAAATATGAAACATCCAATGAACTCGGTTGGTTTTCTGTTAATATAATTGTTGATGAGTCTAAGTTAAAATCAGATGAGTACATACCTCTTGGTTTAAGTTCTGATGTTTTTTCTGTACTCTGTCCATTACTTATAATAGTAACTGGTTTTCCAAGAGTTTCATCCGAACCTTCACTCCACCAATTTGGATTCTCTGATTTTACTTTATCACTTGAACCAAGTCTTATATGTTGACCAAATCTTCCTTCAAGTAAGACATCTCCTTCATAAACTTGTGTTCTCCTTACATCACCTCTTTCTGTAAAGAACTCTCCTAAATCTGGTAATTCTTCTCCTTCTACAAATGGATTTCCATCTTCGGGTCCAAGTAAACCTTCAACCGATTCTGTATCTGTTTTTGGTTGGGTTGATATATTTGGAACTGCATTATGATGTGGACTATTCCAAGCATTGATACTATTTAAATAAAATGAATTTTTGTTATAAATATTTTTAGTAGAATCACTATCTAAAAAATTAATTATAGGTACTAATTCTCCGACAATTGGTAGTTTTACAAAGTTAGAATCAAGTGGTTTTGCAATATATTTTTTTAATGCATCCCCAGAATGTCTAAGAATATTTTCGTTATTTTCAGTATAAACTCTACGACATACAACTGAACCAAGGAATGATAAATCTATTTCTCCACCAACTAATAGATTCAAATCTTGTAAATCCGTATCTGTAAGTATAAGTTTTATGACTTCGGCTGGTTCAATCTCATAGAATAAGTCAACATCTGGTTTAGTTAAATTACCACCAGTTACTAATTTGTCTGAACTATCATTTATTAGATGTGATACTTTTTTATCTATATGTGGTTTAGCCACTCGTAGTTTCTCCAACTGACCTTGAGTTTACTTCATCTATCTTATCTTGTACATCAAACGCTACTTCTTCTAATTCAGACATCAGTTGTTGCTTCTCTTCTTCAGTTATCATTTCATGTTCTGTACCACCAGTTCTTGCTGATGAACTAACAAGTCTCTGAACAATCGTTGCTATTTTTATTAATTGTTCATCATTTTTTACACCAACATCTAAATATTCCTTTATTAAAGGAACTACAATAGTAGCGTCACCAATGTTTTTAATTAGTGGTTCAAGTTTTTTTATTAATAATTCTATTTGGTCTTTCTTTTCAACAGAATTATCGTGAATATCTTTAAATAAAGATGATAGGGTTTTACCCTTAAAAATTTCAAAATCAGACATAATTTATTTTTCCATTGTTACTATATATAAATATAAAAGGGCCTGAATAAGACCCTTTTTTTTATAAACTAATTGTATGAGTTATTTTTAAAACAATGAACTTATATCAATTTTTCTTCCTGCAAAGGAACCCGTTTGATAATAATTTTCACTTATTTTAAGATAATGACTCTTCATTGTGTTTACTACTTTTGTAATATGTTGAGTTTTAACATCTGTCATCTCACGAATCATGATATATAATGCTTTTTTATTAAAGTTCTCTAAATCACCTCTCCGTTTAAATAACTCAATTACTGCATCTGCAATCTGAATGTCTCTCTTCTTACGAAATAACTTCGTTAAGTTCTCATCCCAATAACCAACCATATCATCAACAAACTCTTTCATAAAGTCTACACCTTCAACTTGTTTTTTTTCTGATACCAAATTTCTACCATAGTCAAGTGTAGTTAACTGGTCTGAGTTTTTGTATTTTTTATAGTTCTTATTGTTATTTAAAATTAAATAGTTTTTTGCAACAATACTAAAATAAGAAAATGCTTTTCCCTTACCCTTTTGAAACTTATGTATATTTAAGACAAGAAAAGATACTACCTCATGTTTTACTTGTTCTGATGGTACATCAAAATAATAAAACTTAAATGTATGAATTATATTTTCTGCTAACTTCTCAAATGCTGCTCTGATATGTTCATTATATATTTTATTCCTAATATGTTGAGCTTTATCTGGGTCAAGAGCATTGTATCTACATATTGCGTCTTCTGTTTCTTGTGTAAAGTATTGTTTCTTTTTTGCTTTTCTTGGCATTTTTACTCCGATTCTAAGTTAAAGTATTTTGATAATTCATTTTGTAAATCTTTAATGTACTTGAAATAGAAACCTATCTCGTCATCTGAAGAGAAACTTCCTCGTACATCAATTTCGTTTATGTTAGAGTTTGTGTCACTAACTTTTTGTCTAAGTTGTTCAAACAAAGTTTCATATTGTTCTGTTTTTTTATTTAAGTTATATATAATATACAACGAAATAATCAATAAAACAAGTAATATTATTTCTATTATCATTTTTTGTCCTTAAACAAGTCTCCGAATAAATCTTCTAATCCATCTCCATTTGCATTTTTTGCAACTGACTTGATATCTGTTTTCTTTTTATGTTTTACACCTATAGGTTTGGTTGGTTTTCCTGCTACACTTCTCTTCCATTGTTCATTCTCTATCTTTGTAGACATCATATCTCCTTGATGAAGTATATGTGGAAGACTTGATTTTAGTCCATACTCTGGCATGTAACTCATTAAGTATCCCTTATTACCATCTTCATATAAACCATCGGTTAAACGAAGTGCTAAATATTCTTGTTCTGTCATATCCACTCCGAATTTCATAAGTAAATAACATGCTCTATCAGTTACGGTCATGTAGTTTAAGTTCTTATTAAAGTCATATATCTTACCTTGATTTATTCTATGCCATTCGGATGGATTGGGTACATAATAATCTTGTTCCATATCACCGACTTTTCCCAAGTCATGGTGCATCGCGCAAAACACAATGTTCTCATCTGTCCAGTCTGGTGTCGCTCCCATCTCTTCCCAAACTTTTGCAATCTTAAGACATGATTCGGTAACATTAATAATGTGCATAACATATCCACCTGGAAAAGCATTATGATAATGTTCTCTACCACTTGCTGGTGCATACATCATTCTATCTTGAAAATGTTCATACATCTTCGTTAACTTTTCTTTTCGTTCCCCCTCAAAATATTGTGGGATGTAACCAACTAATTTATTCCAATTCTCAAGCAATTGTTCTGCTGATAATTCTAATGACATAATAACCTCTTTCGTTTTATTTTATTCTTCTGTAGGAATGTATAAATCGTCCACTCCCTCTTCTTGTATGTAATCAATAACTTCTTGTACTAAGTCCCATTCACCCTCTTCTATAGCTTCTAAGAGAGTGTTTATAATCCATTCTGTGTCCATTATGATTCTCCGTATGCTCCACTATGTATCATCTCTATTTGTTCACTTACTTCTTTTAACTCTTCTACTATTTCTTGGTGTCTTTTATCTTCCCTTTTCATTAAGTTTTCAATTTTTTTGTGGTGAATATTTACAAGAGATTCAAATTCAGCATCGTCTGTTAAGTTTGAATTTTTCATTAGTGTAAGAAATGCTCTTGATACAGAAACAAGCATATTTATTTCTTTACCTAAATCTTTTACAAGATTCGTTAGATATTTCTGTTGAAGTTGTATCTTTTCAAGCACTAAACTTTCTTCTAATAATTCGGTGTTTTCCATATTATTATAAGTATCAGATAATTTCATCAATCACTCCTAATTTTATACATTCTTCTGCTGTTAAATAAGTATCTGCTTGAAGTGTATTTTTCCAAAACTCAATGTCTTGATTTGTTTTATCTGCTAATAAACCATATATTTTTTCAAGTAACACTTCACTCCATTTAATAGAATTTTTGACATCAGTAACTCTACCCATTTCCATCATACTTCCCTCATGAAACATCACAGTGCTATTAGGACTCATGTATCTTGTACCAGTACCACAAGTTAGTATAACTGCTGCTGCTGACATTGCTCCACCTCTACATATAGTATTAACTTTAGTATCAAGTGAGTTGATATAATCAATTATACCAAGAGTAGAAATTAAATCACCACCCATACAATTTATCATTAAGTTAATTGGTTTTTTACCCTCTTTTGGGTCATTAAATCTAAGCACTGTTCTAAACTTCTGTATCAATTCTGGTAGTGTATGTTCTGTAATCTCATCGGACAAATATACAATATTTGACTCTGCGTCAAGTCCCCACTCAAGTAGTCTGAAAGGAAATTCCATTGCCATTCCAAGTGAAACATCTTGACTTACTTGTTCGGTCTCTTCTTTTTCTTCTACTCTATCATCATATAAACCCATTATAACCTCTTATTTTTATTATTAAAAACTATTTTACTTTCCATACTAAATAATTTAAACACTCTGTACCAGTTGACCTTTTCCATTTCACTCTTTTTAAATCAAGTATTTCAATAAGTCCAGTATTTTCTAAAGATTTTAGAAATGGTACAAGTCCGTTCAAATAATTTCTTTTACTATTAAATTTTTTTGACAAGTAATCTGAAAAAGTCTCATCTTGTATTAATTCTGGCATTGGTTCTATGTGTATACAAATCTCTGGTTTTCTTTTTAGTAAAAACAATATAAATTCATGAAACTTGTTTGAAGTCTGTTCAAGTGCAAACTCTGTAAAAACCGCACTATTTGGTTTTATTTCCATAGAAATATCTGGATTTATTAAATCAAAATAAGAAGATTTTATATTTAAATTATTTATTTTTGCAAAATTATTCAAAGATTTTATTGCGTTCTGAGAAAAGTCAAGTCCAAATAAATTTTTTGTTGGAAATGTCTCAGAAAGTCTTTGTAGATTAACTCCACTACCACTACCAAATTCGTATATGTTATCAACTTCACTAAAATATTTTGTGAATAAACAAGTTGACAAAAAATTACAAAAGTTAACTTCTGCATTTTTATCATTGAAATTTACAAACTCATCATCTAAAACATAAGTAAATTTTTTACTATCATAATGAAATGGAATTGATTCTTCTAAATCAAAATTTCTTCCCCAAGATTTTTCCCATAGTTCTAAATTTCCAACCTCTGTATTTCTTGTGTCGGTGTCTATAAATTTTAATGCTTTAAGTAATTCATTTAAAACATCATCTACTTTTTCATATGTAAAATCACAAGAGTTAAAGTAGTCAATACTTTCTTGACTTACATCACTCATACCTATCAAATCTAATGCATTTTTTAATTTCATTTTCATATAGAATGCTCTTATTTTATTTTTTTAAAAAACTTATTGATTGGTAATGTTTCAAAATTACCTTTGTTTAATCTGGTTGGTTTTCTCCACATAAAAAAATGTTTAAATACGAAATGTATTAACATTACTTCAAGGTAAGTTAACTCAACAAGATTAAATTTTACTCTAAAGAAATATTCGTAGAATAACCATATAAGATAAACTACTAATAACCATGACGCAAATATTTGAAAAAATCCTTTCATACGAAATTTATATCATCGTCCTTTTCTTTAACCCAAGAGGTGGGGTTTTGCTTCAATCGTTCCTGCTTCCGTAATCCGAACAAACTCACACTTTGCTTGAAAGTCCAAGATATTATTTGCACCAACATAAGAAAAAGATGAGCGAAGACCATCACGAATATCAGATATAATACGGATGACCTTACCTTTGTACTCAATGATTTTAGAGTTTCCTTCCACATTGTTAGATTCTCCTCGGTCTGAC